TTACTCTGTAATAACTACATTGCCAGCAACCGGACCTTTAGTACCATTCTCAATGGAGTAAGAGACTTTTTGCCCTTCAAACAAGGTGCGGAAATTATCGCTCTGGATAGCAGAAAAATGTACAAATAAATCTTTACTACCGTCAACAGGAGAAATAAAACCGAATCCCTTATCGGCATTAAACCATTTTACTAAACCATTCATCTTTTTTGACATTTTGTATTCCTTAATTTGGCCTTCCGGCGAACATGGTTTTATTACAGAAACTACTTAGTGCTTAGTGGGGAGACTCAAAGAAGGGATAAATATAAAACACCTGAAATGAGAACTGCTTTAGTAAACTACTGTATTTTGTCTGTTCTTTAAACCGACGCGACCATTAACGCACGGGCGTATATAATAATCAATGTTTATTTTAGTTATCCAGATCTCACGATAGCTGAAAAATATTTCTGGCATTATCCCGGGGTATGTGTATAGTGCAACACGTTATTAGTTTTAAGGAATTTTTTTGTCTCGTAAAATGACAGGAATTGTCAAAGCCTTTGACTGCAAGAGCGGTAAAGGCCTTATCTCCCCCTCCGATGGTCGCAAAGATGTACAGCTTCACATTTCAGCCTTAAGTCTCCGTGACTCAGAAGTACTCATCCCCGGATTACGCGTTGAGTTTTGTCGAATAAATGGTCTTCGAGGCCCCTCGGCTGCGAACGTTTATCTCTCATGACCTGTAGCCGCCCCTCCTGACTTCTGGAATCATAAAAGAGAATTTCAAAACAGGGAGAGTTTCATATGTATCAGAAAATCTATCTCAACGACTGGCTGACAGGCCTTAAGAGTTCATGCTGCACGCTGATAGTGACTCTGCTTGTTTTCATCTAACCTGTTAGTTCAAGACCGGTAAGAGTTGCAATAGCGTTGGCGTATCTATGTTGAGCCCGTCAGGGTGATATGCTTGCGTTACACCCCAAATGCCTGTGATGCACAAAGGATGAAAGCCAGCGGATTTCTGAGCTTGAAGGTTCGCTGAGCGAGAAGCGAGAAATTTCAGGCACAAAAAAACCACCCGTAGGTGGTTTCACGACACTGCTTATTGCTTTGATTATTCTTTTCTTTCCCATGGTACCCGGAGTGGGACTTGAACCCACACAGCGCGAACGCCGAGGGATTTTAAATCATGCGTGTTATCAATAGTAATCAACAAGCTAAAGGATTCTTTCACCATTAATTCATTTTTTTATTATCTGAACATTCAAAAGGTTACCGCTAACCACCGGCCACAATGGTGAAGCTTTTACAGTCGTGAAGATCCACTGTGCGTGACTACTAAGCACTATTCAACATAATCTGATGAAGTGATCCTACTAACCCAATCAAACATGATTTGCATATGGTTGCCTTCAGGTACTTTAATTCCAACATGGCAAGCATTAACACCCGTGGTATCCCCTACAATAATTCTGCCATCAAGCATATAAACCCTTATGCCTACCCCTTGCTTGAAACACTTATTGCATATTGAAAAGAAATCCTGCTTTGTTGGCTCATATGGCTGGGTATTGAATGCCCCGTTCATCACTAACGCAGTACAAATATCAGAGTTATCGTTTAGCTCTTCAAGAGAGGCAAGAGACTCAAGTTTTACTTCGATTCTGTTGCTTCCTTTGGGAACATCTGACGCCAGAATTAAGTTCTCATTCTGATTGAATTTTGAGATGTAACCAATGATCAACTGCCCATTGCAGCTAACCATCTTAACCGGACAATCATGAAAACGCAGAAACTGTATCCGACGAGCGAGCATTGAATAGTCACGTGGCCACTTTTCAGCCACTCGCCCATAAGAAATATCATTCATTACCAGAACATCCATTCAATCCTGAAAACATTATTCTAAACGAAAAAAACCCCGCCGGAGCGGGGTTTGCGCGATAAGTGTAAATTAACGCAGCAGAGACAGGACGTTCTGCGTGGTCTGGTTAGCCTGCGCCAGAACAGAAGTACCCGCCTGTTGCAGAATGTTTGCACGAGACATGTTGGACACTTCGGTCGCGTAGTCAGCATCTTCGATACGGCTACGGGCTTCAGACAGGTTGTTGACGGTGTTACCCAGGTTAGTGATGGTAGAGTTGAAACGGTTCTGTACCGCACCCAGGTCTGAACGCAGGTCAGCAACTTTCGCCAGCGCCGCGTCGATTTTAGCCAGCGGGCTTTCGGTAGTAGCAGTCGCAATTTCATTCACTTTAGGTTCAGTTTTGAAATTGTGATTTTTTACTTTCTCTGCAAGATAGTCTTTACCACCGATGTTAGCAATTTCGGTTTTACCATTGACACCGCCGAGTTGAACTGCAGCAGTTGCGGCCTTTCCATTTGCATCGGTATATGCTACTTCTTTAATGGATACTTTGTTAGATTCGTCAACTGATGCAGCATAATATTTACCGCTTGTAGTTTTCAGCGCGTAACCGCCATCAATGGCTTTATCATTTTTATCAGTGAAGGACACCTTAACCAAAGTTGCTGAAGCAGCTTCAGTAGAAGAAACCCCGCCTTTTTCGAGAGCAGCTTTTGCCGCAGTAATGTCAGGCGTTACTTTCTCTTGCAGTTTGGTTACGACTTTAGCACCTGCAGGAACTTTGTCAGTAGCACCATCAGTTAGAGTTACTTTACCGTCAGTATCTACAGATACTTCATAAGTCCCATTTTTACCCGGTGCGCCAGTAGAAACAACGTCCGCATAGTATTTGTTATTAGCAGAATCAAATCTTACGTTACTATAGCTTGCACCTGTTGCTCCAGCACCAAGCTTAGTTCCGCCTACCGCATCTGTAGCAAAATCGCTGTTATCTAATGCTTTTGTTGAATCTTTATAACCAAAATCAGTAACGGCTACATCAGAAACATCATATTTTTTCTGCACGTTCAGGGAATCCAGCCCCAGGGTTTTGGAGTTGATTTCCTGCAGGTTGATATCGATGGTTTCGCCATCGTTGGCACCAACCTGGATGGTCAGGGTGTTGTCTTTCGCCAGTACTTTCACGCCGTTGAACTGAGTCTGACCGGATACGCGGTCGATTTCGTTCAGACGCTGAGTGATTTCAGCCTGGATGGAGTCGAGGTCAGACTGGGAGTTGGTACCAGTAGAGGACTGAACCGCCAGCTCACGAACACGCTGCAGGTTGTTGTTGATTTCAGACAGAGAACCTTCAGTGGTCTGCGCGATGGAGATACCATCGTTGGCGTTACGGGACGCCTGAGTCAGACCTTTGATGTTAGAGGTGAAACGGTTAGCAATCGCCTGACCTGCAGCATCGTCTTTCGCGCTGTTGATACGCAGACCGGAAGACAGACGCTCGATAGCGGAGCTCAGAGAAGACTGAGATTTGTTCAGGTTGTTCTGGGTCAACAGCGACAGGCTGTTTGTATTGATAACTTGTGCCATAAAATATTCCTTTTGGGTTATTACGCCAGGCTTGCCTGTGTCATTCAAGTTATCGTCATCAATCAATTAAACTTTACTATTTTTTTTAATCTCAACAACCAACTGTTTCCAAAAGAACTTAAACAAAACCTACTCTTAAATCAGGTGGATTACTTCTTTTTTTTGCTCCTTTTGCGAGGGCATCGTTCTTAAAAAATGCAAAATACATACGACACAGAAACTGTCACTCTCCGTAATCACTCGAAATTAATTTCCTTGCTAAGAATTTTTCCACTCAGCACTAAATTAGTCATTGTTAATGCCGATACTCAATTCGCCCATAATAAATTTGAACACAAAATAAGCATGTTATTGCCCGCCCGTGCGGGCTTTTTTGTTTTTGCCGTCACATGACAGGACAGTCATCAAACTCCCCTAGCCTCGCATCATTAATAATGTAGGTGATCACCCCGAATACCGGGAGCGAAGTGCCGTATCCTTCCTTTTCGGCTGGTATCGCTTCCCTTCTCCCGTTCTCCAGGTTTATCAGGTGCGGCTTCGGGTGCACCCGGTAACGCTTAATCCTGAATTCTCCATCCATCGCACATATCAGCAACGAACCATCGCATGGCGATAAGGATGAGTCGATAACCAGCAGCGCACCGTTCAGTATCCCTTCACGATAATATGAAGCCGCCGCCCGCATAAAATACGTTGCTGATGGATGACGAATAAACTGCTGATCGAGGGAGATTCGTGTTTCAACATAATCTGCCGCAGGTGATGGGAATCCCATGTCAGTGCCCTCTCTTGAATGACGGATAGAAATACAGTATAAATACTGTATATCCATCCAGTAAAGAGGTAGTGCTCAATGTTTGTAGAACTCGTTTATGACAAAAGGAATTTTGATGGTCTGCCCGGTGCAAAAGATATCATTCTGGGCGAATTGAGTAAGAGGGTTCACCGGATCTTCCCCGATGCTGATGTTCGGGTTAAACCGATGATGACACTGCCGGCGATCAACACTGACGCCAGCAAGCATGAGAAAGAACAGATAAGCCGAACGGTGCAGGAAATGTTTGAAGAGGCTGATATGTGGCTGGTAGATGAATGATGGACATCGACAACATAATTATTTCCGGGATAAGAATTTACTTCCCGCCAGATAATGTGCTTCCAGAGCCATCAAAGGACATGCTCACGTTTGCCGTTGTTTTCGATGCTGATACCTTAAAACAATATTTACTGTTAGTTCACAAAGAAAACAAGTGGCAGATGGCAGCGCAGCAACTGTTCGGCAGTACAGCACAAGCAATTACAGCCGCGACAAAAATAGGAAAAGGAATCTGGCAATAACTTCATGCGCTTATACACTCATCACTGCGCCATGACATGAAAACTAAACCTAGCCGCGCCCAGGGCTCGCATATGCAGGTCGCGGCAAGTAGATCATTCAGGGGCATCGGGCCAATCAATATTTGGTGCGGTGCCGGTATCTATTGCTGTCACAGCATCGATATAATCCATCCATATATTCAGGCTTGCTGATTCAACATCCGTTAGCGCACGCCCCATCAGTAGCTTAGTTTGCCAGACGGTAATCTTCTGCCTGGACTTCTCCAGCAAGAATTGTTTATGCGTCTCAGCCTGAGCAATATATTGTTCTCGCGTCGGTTCTGGAACAGGAATGACAGTAACAATTCCGGAGTCATCGACTGAAAATGTGGAGCCGGGGGCGCGGCCCATTGCTTTTCTGTACTCATCCTCTGATACATCTATCGCGCCAGCAGGTATTGACTCATAGCTGCCATCTTCAGGATAAAACAGCCCTTCAAAATATTTATATTTCATTTTAGTTCACCTTATTACCAGCCAATTGCCCACCAAAAACAGTTCTCCGGTACACCACCTGGTGCATAGTTCTGTATTCTTATTTGTTGAGTGCCCTCCGGGCTCACCCCCATTCCGGCATTTGAGCCTGGAGCGCCCCGGCCGCCACTGGCCCACAAAATTTCATTTGGAAACGCTTCATTGACGTTATATACAGCATTACTGCCCGGAGCAGTAGCAGTTATGCCCCACTGAAATACCAGTTTCTGTTTGCCTCCCCCGGCACCGATAACATCTATCTTAAAAACCCCGTTGGGTAGCACAGTAGCCCGAAAGCTGGCCATGTCCGGAATGCCATTAATTAGCCCTGCATCAACATTCCGTTTTGCCGCTGTTCCCAAACCAAGGTTTGAGAGAGCCTCTGCAATTGCTGCAGACCCGTCTGCTTTGATATCTGCAAAAGGATGTGCGCGGCTTAACAGCAGTGCCTTCAGGGCTGTCAGTAACTGGTTATGTTTTGATTTTTCCAGATTAACGCCAGTTGCTTCTACCACTCCTGCCAGTTCTTCCTGCAACATATCAAAATAATCATCATCCAGGTCTGTGGCAGGCGTTCCTGTCTGTGGGTTTCCACGCGTGAAACCATTTTTACCCGCGCCGAATTTATCTTTCTGCGCAGTAGGTGTGTCAATGCGATGCATAATGTCTCCGGTTACGGATATTTGAATATTATGTAGGTATGGGACGGGCACAGTTTATTGATAACGCACTCGGCAACAGTATCGCCCCAGTAACGAATGGGCGTTTCGCAATTGTCTGAGCAGGTCATCCAGGTGGTGTTTGTTGAAGCAGGCATATTTACCTGCCAGTAGTAACGCCATTCAGTCGAATAGGTCGCATCCATACACGATGACGTACACTTGAAGGGTCCCTTGTTATAGCGCGTGATAGTGGCTCCGGGCTTCCCCAGTGCAGCCAGTTGACGAAGGTAGAAATCTTCGTTTATCCCTCCGGTAAGGTTCGCTTTTGCATCCAGTCGCTGCTGTCGCTGCCGTAACGTCTGTGCTCCTGATGGAATGCATTCATCAGGCAGGCCGCAGCACCGCTCCCATCGGTCAATAAGTTCTGTTGTGGTGCGCGGATCAAGTTCCAGCATCAGTTCATCAGCACGTTGATGCACCCTGAGCAAAGAAGGCGCTACGCCACTTATCGCAACATCATCAACTGACCATGCCGGCCCTGGCGGAAGCAGCGCGCTCAGTAACTGGACATAATCATCATTACTCACGCCCACGTTATTACCCCCAGTACAGCCAGTTCATTTTTTGCGATTGCCGTATCAGCTGTTGGCGAAAGCAGCTTATGGCTGTACTCACCGGCCGCTATAGAAATCGCCTCGTTTGTACGGGACAGTTCAAGCGTTCCTTCCGGATAGCCATCACGCAACAGGAATGAACGAAGCTCGGCCTCAACTGCGGCGCGTATTTCAGGAGTATCCGGATTCAGGTCAATGGTGTAATCGACCGTTTTTGGCGTTCCCTTAAATACATAGAGGTCTGAACCCGCTACGGGGGCCAGCGGTTCAATATGCGCCTGAGTTGCAGCCACTGTTGCATCATCAAGAATCGGGTTAATCAGGTCGCTACTGGCAATCATAACGCCAACCGTTCCCGTCCCCATCCAGTGCCGGTAAGTCCACGTGCGCGTTACGCCAGGCACTTCTTTTGCCCAGACAACATAATCTCCGTCAGCGCCGCCTTGCGGGGTCCAGTAGTAGCGCTCCAGAATACGGGCACGCCAGACCTCAAGGTCTTCAATATCAAAACCGCCAGCGATCGTATCGGCCATGCCACCAGAAGGAAGTCCGTTAACCGGCGTAACCAGTGAGAGCGTCTCACCATCATCCATATTTCCGGTCGTACCTGTCACGCTGCAGGCAACGGGTACACGAAGCACGCCACCAGCACTCGTTGCATCTGCCTGGGCGATGTACTGGACAAGGTCGTCACGCTGAATGACCGATCCTGCACTCACCTTAAGCCCATTCGTTACGCCATCCCATCGCATAAAACCTGATGCGGCCACGGCATCTTTTCTCGGACATCGTTTCATCGCCGCATGCCGATAAAGCCATGACTCGTCGCAAAGATCAGGCAGCATATTCATCGCCAGATAATCGATATAGCCATAAACCGTATGCAGCGCCCCTGCATAAACTTTGGCCCTGACATCTTCATCCATGCGGCGAAGCTCATCATTGATGTCAAGCCGAGCAAAAAGGTCGGTGCGGATCATGCTGATGTTTTCGGCCAGCGTTGGCCGCTGAAATTCACTGTCCGCCATTTGCAATCACGCTCCAGAAATCGTTAAAAGAAATTGTTACCGGACCATCCCGGCGCCACAGAACAATGCTGTTTCCCAGTTCATTGATACCGGTTCGCTGTATATCTATATCTATCCTGGACACAACACCGTCATCGAGCATCCACTGAAGGGATTCGCGGAGATACGTTCGCACCGTATTCACCAGCGCGTTTGTGAGCTTGCTCCGTTGTAAAAGCCATAGCTTTGACCCATAGCGATCGTTGGCCACCATCGGCCAGGTATCTCCCCACCACCCCATCGGTACATCAGCATTGTCGTCAGGGTCTGCGCGCCGGTGAGTGAAGAACGAAATCACCACTGCGCGAGTAAGTGGGTCAAGTTGAGAACTGGCATTTACCCGGGTTCCGTTGACTGTCAGCCAGAGTTCCATCACACCTCCATCTTGTTATCGGGTGCATCGGTTTTATTTCCCTGCCCGTTTTCTTTGTGATGGTGTCCGTTGTAGGCAACGCGCATGGCTGACATTGTCAGACCACCAGAATCGCAGAGGTCTTTGACCTGACCAGTAACATCAAGATCCATTTCAAAACGGGCTTTTGGCGCGTTTTTGAACGTAATCACCCTGCCACCACCATCTACAACAATCCCGGCGCGTGTGAGCGTGACTGACTGTCCCTGGTCATCGTAGAGAGCGACCTCCCCCGTTTTGAGCCCCTTCATGCGATAGCGACGATCAGACACGGTGATCGCAACGGCGTGAGAACGGTCGCCATCAGGAAACAGAACAACAGCCTCAGCACCCGGTTTTGCACGAGAGGTGAAGCCATAGGGTTCAAGGTGCTCAATGCCCGCCTTTTGCTGCCCAGCCAGTAACTCAACATCTATCATCTGGCACTTAGAAGCCGCGTTGATACTCTTCACCACAGCGCGGCCAATGAGTCCTAACAGTTGCCTTTGCAGACTTTGCATCACGCTCATCAGAACGGGTCCTCTTTGACTTTCCGTTTTTTGCCATGCTTCTTGCTGTCATTTTCAGGTTCTGGCAGATAGGCATCCGGCGGCCCGACACGTAGTTCGGTTATTGTGCCGTTGTTGTCTTTAGTGAATGACACTTCAGAAATGAGCAGCTCGCGGTTATTGAAACCACAAATGGGGTCATAGACGATAACGCGCTGGTTTGGTTGCCACAGTGAACCGTCACCCTGCCGCCAGCCCCACACTGTGTATGTGGTTTCATCAGTACGTGCAGCTCGCTGGCGCGCCTCGAATTCAGCACGAGCAATGCAACTGGCTCCTGTTGACTGCCCCGTCTGCTGTACTGCCATGGGACGATAGCGGCCAATTGATGCGTCTGTTGTTTTTGCGCGAAGCGCCGTTGTTGTCGCAGCCCCAAAATCATCATCGTTTCCGGCACGCTGCCCCGAGACCTGGTACGTTGAAAAACGTTCACGGATGCTTTTCTCGGTATCGCAGGAAATAACGTTTTTACCCAGCACCAGAGCTGTATGAGCGCGCGTGCTACCAATGCCGCCGATAACAAGCCTGCCCCGAGGGTCGTCGTAGGCCAGCGCCTGCTGTTGTCCAAGCATCTTGTTGAGGACTTCGATAACTGTTTCACCGTGATCGGGTTGTACTCCGGGAATAGCGCCACCCGGTGCGCCAGCGTTTACAACCGCTATACCGAAAGGTCTGGCAAGCGCAGCGGCCACCTGAACGAGTGATTGCCCATTGAATTGTGTCGGCTCAGCAGCGCAATCAATCAGATCGGCAGTCAGGCTGCGCCCGCTAATTCCAACGCTAATTGAGCGCGCATCGTAGCGAACCGGCGTTGCTTCAATCCAGCCAGTGACCACCAGATCATCACCAATCAGTATTTCTGCTTTATCTCCGCTTTTTACCCGAGGTTGCAATGAGGAAATTCCATCTCCACCAGGCCATTGTCGGGTGATCTCAACGCTAAAATCGCGCGCCAGCCGCTCGATGCCAGCGCCGATACGTGTCGAAGTCCAGCCGCCCCATTCACGTCCGTTAACCCTCAGCGTTACGTTATCGTTCATCGTACAGGAACCCTCAGTGGAGATACCGGCACAAAGCCTGGGTGAGCCACAGCATTACGCCTGACAATGTCAGACTCCCGTGCAGCGTTATCGAACCAGGTCGCTGCCAGAACCAGTGCCGGAGTTACCTCATCAGGTGTCCTGATAACTGTCTTTTGGGTCTGTACAAGGCGGTGTTTTATATCGTTGTTAAGGTCCGACTTCACCCGGCGCAAAGCCAGAAACAAACGGTCATCGGTAGTGCGGGATAGTTCTTTATCGATAGCGGTATTCAGCGTGTCGCGGATATCAACGAGGTCATCCCACGTCGGCACATCAACCACCGCCGTCTCATCCGGTGCGTTATTCAGCGCAGGGTGTGTCACAGCAGGCCATCCAGAAGACTGCTGAGTTTGTTCCTTTGTCGTTATTGCAGGTGTTGGCAGTGTTGTAACAGCGTAAACCGCTTCGCTTATGGCGGTTGTGCGTACTGCACTGGCAACATAATTCCCCTGTTCCTTGCTGCTCTGTGTGCTTTTGCTGTCCGTTTTCCATATACCTCGCGGGGCCATATCTGATCCCAACGAAATCCCGGCGAACCCCTTAATCATTTTCATAACGTCAGAAGCATTTCCGGATAGTCTGTTCGCCGTGCGCCACACTTTCTGAATAGCTTCGACATATCCTTTTCCTGATGACGGAGGAGGAAGAAGAACAGAAATATCACCCTGCATAAGTCTCGCTGCGTCTGCGACATAGCTGTCGACCATCGCCATAGAATCAGAAACAAAGTCCAGGATGCCAGCTGCACGCTCAAGCACATCTCCCTGAGCGAAGTCAGGCAAACCACCCATGCCGAACTGTTCAAAGTTGTCGCTGATACAATCATCAAGTGCTGAACAGGAAGATGCCAGCGTGTTAGCTGTTGCTGCGCCAGCCGTTGGATATTCAAGTTCACCCGCTTCGACGAACTGTAGATCAAAGCGCACCATCCGCCCCTCACTACTGGTCGTACTAACACGGATCTCACCATCAACACAGACGTTAAGCTCACCATATGTTGGATGTACCAGAGTGCCTGGTCCTGGTTTATTCAGTGCTTCAATTAGTCTGTCACGCTGTTCGAAACAATCGTCGCCGACGACATAGGCGGTGATATTTGGCCGGAAGGTGACCTTACCGAGATCTTCGGTGTAGGGTTTATCGCGGTTGGGGTATTCGTGTGTTTCAACTCGACGGCCAACCGCCGCCCCTTCACCTTCGAACTTAAATGGTACGCCACGGAATGACGCATCCTGAAGTCTGTCTTTCCACGCCATATAAACTCCGGGCATTAAAAAACCCGCCGAAGCGGGTTAAATTATCGATATGGGAATTCACATATCGCCTGTATGGTAGCCAAAACCGGAAACGATGCTTATACCTAACTCACGTCCCGCTCAGTCCACGGCAGAAGTTATTTCATGATGCAACGAGCGTTCCTGCCAGACAATCCAGGCAACCGCTGCCTCCCATGATATATATCCGTTATCGCCATTTGTCGCCCGGCGGAGATCAACTGCATCGCCAAACCTTTCAATGATGAATTTTTCAAATTCTGTGCGTTTTTCTTCGTCGTGCGTTGAATCCATGTTCTCCCCAGCGGCATTCTGATCATCGCTCTGATTGCATAAAAAATAGCATACCCGTTAGGGTGTGGAAAACCCACTCTGGCGGGTTACACTGAACATGACAGATGGGTTAACTATCTCTGCTAAAGCGACTGTATCCCACATCATAAGAAAGCCACGGTGTCGCACTTCCGGCAGGTGTCGCAACGCGTATTCCTGGAGGCGCATTATCGAAAGACACGTTAAGTTCGCTACGCTGCGTCTGTGGGGATTGCGCCCGGTCCATAACCGCTCCTGGCCGCAGCAGCGGAACGGTGGGTTGGTAGTTATCCCTTGTGGTCTGACCGGCAAACATTTCTCTTTGCTGCCTGTTGTTATACCAGCCGCCTGAATTCCAGCGATTCTTCAGGGAATCCCAGAATGAGTCGGTATGATCGGCCTCTTTTGCCGCATCGGCGATTTCCTTGAGTTTCTCAAACATATAAATGGCAACCGCAATCTGAACTGTCGTGGCGCCCAGCATGGCGATTTTCCCAAGAACACCTGATAACTGACTGGCAAGAGCAAAGGCTGTACGCAGTGAACCGATGGTTTTCACTGTAAATGCACCGGTCATGTACATCCCAACACCACCCAGTACGGTTTCCCATCCCCCCATTGCCTGCGCAACACTATCCACCTCCTGCCAGACCTCTTTAATCACCGGTGCAACATCATCCCAGTTATTAATGATCAGCATGGCGCCGGATGCCAGTACAGCAATCGCCAGTTTCGCGGGCGAAAGATTGATAACACTATTCAGTATCCGGAAGGCACGCGACAGAACGCCAACGGCACTGCCGGCTACCAGGAGTACTGCGGCGAATTTCGCGACTGACTTCACCATCTCAGGATTTTCCCTGACCAGGTCGCGGACATGATCCAGTAATGGCATCACGTCCTCTGCGGCTTCATTAATAACCGGAAGGAAGGTATCCCCCAGTGTGACAGAAATGGCGTTAACACTGTTTCTCAGCAGGGTTAACTGGTTTTCAGTGGTAGCCGCACGAGAAGCATATTCCTTTTGCATCGAGCCACCGTACTGCTGGGCGTCTGCCACTCGCTCAAAGTTGATACGCAGCAGGTCCATATTGGTGAGAAGCGGTGCTATCGCACCAGCAGACTCACTGCCAAACAACATATTCATTGCCGCAGCCTGCTTTTCTTTCGGGATTTTTGATATCCCGTCAAGCACCTTCAGCATCGTGCCTTTCGAATCTTTCTGCATATCTGCAGCCAGCTTTTTCGGGTCAATCTTCAGCGCAGCAAGAACCGTCCTCTGCGCTTTGGTTGCCGCGCCGCCTGACGTTAAGGCTTTCATGAAGTTTTTGATGCCCGTTGCAGCAATTTCTGGCTCCACACCCATACCGGCAATCGTTGCACCTAATGCTGCAATTTCCCCCGAAGCAACTCCCGCAATCTCACCAAGAGGTCCAATTCGGGTCACAATCTCTGATATTTTTCCGGCATTTGCTGGCCCGGTATTCCCCAGATAGTTAATTTTATCAGCCAGAACAACCACATCATCCTGGGTCAGTTTAAACGCCGTTCGCCACTGCGCCATCATCTGACCAGACTCTTCAGCGGTGGTGTCAAACGCCACGCCCATTTTTACCGCGTCGCTGGCAAACTGCATTAGATCGCTTCGCGCGATGCCCGCCTGACCACCTGCCGCGACGATCTCTGCAATCCCTTCCGCTGCCATCGGTAACTGAGTGGAGAGCGTCAGGATATCATCGCTCATTGCGGCAAATGCGTTCCTGTCGTCCAGACCGTCAACAACCTTGCGGATGTCAGCCATCTTCGACTCAAAACCCATCGCCGCAGTAACAGGCATAGCCAGCGCACCGAGAATGGCCGCCCCGGCAGCGGTAGCGCCCACTGACAGTCCGGCCATTTCCTTCTGAAATCCCTTTAACTTTTTCTGCATTCCCTTCATTGGCCCAGACAACCGGTCAACGGCGGTAATAATCGCTTTTAGTTGAAAGTCATCAGCCATGTTTTATTTCCTCGTTGATGCGAACAGCCTCTGACTCCAGCGTCAGGAACTCAGAAATCGCCGTCCGCCGGAGATCAAGAGGGTTTATTCGCCAGAAGTAAGCGGTGTTGTAGAAGCGTTGTCGGAGGTTTGCTCCGTCCCCGATCGGGTAAAAAAATTCAGGATCAACATGCAGGCTTTAAAAATATCAAGCTTAGCCATCTGCGCTGCAGAAGAACGGGGGATCCCGGCAAGTAAAGGGATGTATTTCAGCGAAACAGCGCTGTCCAGTCTGACACCACCATCCGCAGATACTGTAAACGGAAATCCCACGCCCTCTATTTCGTCATATGTGGGTTCCCGTAACTCCAGTACATGGAGATCTTCACCATGAGCTTTAACCGGTTTGCTGAGTTTGAGTTCTTTCATTACTGGTAATCCCCTTCTTCACCGTGGAATTCAAGATCCGCCGTACCTTCTTCGGCGTTGTGGTTTGCTTCACCGTGCAGCCAGGCTGACGACAGGACATAAACCTGACCGTTTGCCAGTTCGGCTGTAATGGTCATCTGGTCTGAGGTAGTGACCTTGTTGACCGGAAAATCTTTCGGCACTTTAAAGGTGCCTTTGATATAGGGCGCGCGGTGCGTTTCTTTACGATCCACCGAGCCATCAAGGCCAATGACATCATCATTGACCTTCGTGTTCATCGGCACCTCAATACCGCCGGTCATGGATAATTGCTGACCATCAATTTTGAAATAACAGGTACCTGCAATGCGCGCCATTATGCGGACTCCTCTTGATACTGAAGGCGGAACTGGTTAACGACCGCAAACACTCGCAGCTGGTTAACATAGTCAGGCGGGAACAGAGTGTTGATACGGTTTGGGTTTGTCGCGTCGCGTTCAACCTTCAGGTATTGCTTGAACAGGTCGTAATTTTCAACGATCCCGGCGCGCTCCATCTGTCGGTAAGTCGCCAGCAGTTCCCCTTTGATAACAGCCGGGGTAACAATCGCCTGACCAGGACCGAAGCGCGTACCGTCGTTCGCCAGTTTATGACGGCCATATTTGCTGGTAATAACCGATTTCAGACGGCGCAGGACATAAGCGCTGGTATGCAGAGTCTCGCTGTCGAGATAGCTGTTATCGGCAACACCATAGGCGTTTTTCTTGTACGTTGTAACGTCGCGCTGAATGCGCAGCGTGCCGCTTTCAACGTATGACGTTGCAATCCCATGCGACAGCAGAGACTGCTGTTCGGTCATCGTGAAGCGCTTCCCTTTTGGTGCCGGTAGCATATCCACGAGTTCACCTGTCTGGGTTGGTCGCGCCGGATCGTTACGGATAAAGACCGCATTACGTGCGGTGCGACTGGCTGCCAGTTCATCTGCCGGGGTCTGAGTTTCTTTCTCGTACCCGGCCAGGGTGATGTGCTGTTGGTTAAGCTGATCACCTGCGGCAACCAGATCAGAAAGCGTTCCGAGTTTTGCGGTATAAACGTGGCCATAAAGCTGGCGCGCATAGCTCCAGCGACCGCTGGTATCGTTCATTTCGCTGACAAATGCATTCACCGAAGCCAAATCGCTGAACGGATGACCAATATAATCAAACGGCTCATCGGCCATGGCGGCAATAGCACCGTTGAGTACCGGAGCCCCCGTTCCGGCAGTGCCTGCAGCGACGGCTACAGCTATGCCTGCGGGCAAAACTTCCCCGCCACCGTACCCGTAATAATTCAGAACCACGGGGATGTCATTCCCGCTCAGACCTTTGTGACGCGCTGTCAGAGTGACCACGCCAGCAGCAGACGAAGCGATAACCGGCAATGTCGGATCAGCATTGATTGCATCTTTAATGCCCGATGCCACAGCCTCAACATCATCACCGCTTACAACTGCTGCCTGAATACGAGTACGCCCGACATAAACATTCACCGTGCCGCTCTCAGTTGCTGCGCCAGTTACGGTCAGGATATACGTGGCCGCCACTCCTTCCGCTGGCTCAGGAACAGCAATGATGTAAAGCTCACCAAAAGGATCGGTTTTGCGATACGCAGCAACCATGCGTGCAAGCTGACTGCCGGTACCACAAATCTGTTTCGCATAATCAGCGGAGGGCATCAGTACCAGCGAATCAGGCTCAATTGCCGCACCGGTGTTTGCGTGCCCCAGCAGCAACGACGGCGCTGACTCCTGACTTGTATTTGCCGCCGAATTATCCATCTCAGCATAAAACAGTGGCACCAGCGTATTTGCCGGGATAGTGCTGAAACTAACGGTCATTGGTTTCCACCTTTTTTTGTTTAACTTTGTTCACGCGCCTGATATCGCCAGCGGCTTCCCGGCGCAGCCAGTAGCTGCTTTCTTCAACATTTCGCCCTTCAACAGGCAAAAGGTCGCCTCGGGCTGGGTCAGGTACTGACCGCCCTTTTTGGGGTTTTACAAACATGGTTTTCCTCAGGAGGGAAGAGTTATCTCTGTGTGATGCTCGGGCTCCCCATCGGGGCCATGTCCCGGATCGATAAAATCAACATCAATCGCCAGCGTTTTAAAATCAGCCAGATCGTTCAGTTCATCCTGCTGGCGGGTGTCATCTTCTGACAGCTCATTCAATACAGTGAAGTCGAACTGGTAGCTCAGTTCATGCCGGTTCACATCGAGAAGCGTACCCCCGGCATAGGTGATCGGGTTTCCGCACTCTTCAGGATTCCAGCCCAGAAGCGCTTTAAACAGTGACTGTCGCACATCGTGAACAACATCATATGAGGCAAACTGACCACGCTCATCCCGGCCATTGCTGACAAACACAATGACGGAAAACCCTTCAGTTAAATCCTGCCAGTAGTCAGTCTGGCTCTTCTGTTCCCCTGGCGAATCATCTCCGGGAACAACATAAGCCGCCGGCAGTTTCATCTTTCCGACTTCCGGCAAGTCCTTAAACTGCGCAGCACCCGCTACACGATTCTGGAATTCCGGGCAACGCGCCCGAAGTGCTGCAATAATCGGGACCAGTTTCATCAGCGTCGTTTCTCCGGTTTGAGTGAGAGCCGCAATTCACGCGCAAGGTAATAGCGCGTCCACGGGTTGTTTTTGTTGAGTGTCTCAACCATAAAATTATTACGCGGAGCCATGCGCCAGCCGCTACCACCAGAAGCGCCGCGATGATGACTGCGGCGGCGCTTAGCGCCCCCACGGACGCCGTAAAACAGGAATGCCGGATAGAAATCGCCCTTAATCAGCCGGTTTCCGTGTCCGTTCCGCTGGTTTGGTGCAATTTTAGTCATAAAGCCAGGACGCTTCTTACTGGCCTTTGGCACCATATAACCAATGGATTTTGCCAGCCGCCCCGTCTGATATCCGGGGTTTTCCCCGGGCTCAGAGCGACCGCGCCGCATGACCAGACGGCGTGCATCGCGCATATGACGCTGACCAATAGTGATAAATGCCCGCCGGACACGCAAGCGGTTAAAGCGCATTTCGTTCGGCTGCTGAAAATCAACGTGAAAAAAGGGTCCCGCCACTGGAATTTCCCCCGGTATTTTCTGTAAATGAACCCAGTTCGGTGCACTCAAGAAGCAGAAACCGCCGTTTACTGTTTAGATCACGAACACGTTTAACGCGGTACACTTCATCCCCCTTCGCCACTTCAAAATCGCTGGTAATTCCGCGGCGCCAGCGAATGGTGATGTAATGCGTGATCACGTTATCGGTCTGAGCCGTTTCCTGGTATGTCGTCGCGCTGGTTTGAACCACCTTTGCCCAGGCGTTGAATGAAACCGGGTATTCAGGTTCAGTTCCGAAATCATCTGAGGGGACATCGACTCGTTTACGGATCAACACCCGTTTATCCAGTTCACCCGGGTCCGGCAGCATATAAGTCGCACTGGTCTGTGCCTGACGTAGTTTCATTGTGAATAAAACCTGTAAGGAGTCGCGATCCATTTATACGCGAGTGGAGTATCCAGCATCTCAACTTCAGACACTGCAGAGCGATTCTCATAAAAATGAGTCACCAGCATAAGCATCGCAAGACGGAGATCGTCTGGAACGACAAGGCCGTCTATATCTGTTTCAGGAACGCTTTCCCCCTTTCTATATAGCCGCCGATTAAGAAAGGTACTCGTTCTGGCTTCTGCTGCCGCACCCAGAGCATTAAGCAGCGTATCTTCTGAGTCATCATCTTCTTCAAGCTTGAGCTGCCGCTTGATTTCTTCAGTAGACAAAATCATAGGCGTACCTGTAAAAAACCCGCCTAAGCGGGTTGTTTTTTGGCTTTTTTATCAGTTTTTTCGGGCTCCGGTTGTTCCGAGACAATCTCCCGTTCATTCTCGGTGTCAACACCAAGAATCCCAAGTTGAGCGGCAATCTCAATTGCACGGGAAGGCAATTCTTCGTACTCACCAGCCTGGATAGTTTCTACGCGACAACCATCAGGCGACCACTTAAGGCTTTGTTTCAATACAGGCATGCTTCACCTCATAAAATAGGGACCTTAGCCCCAGGCAGTTATGGAGCTACTGGCGCACCAATTTGCAGGAGTTTGATTGCCTGAGAATCAGCAAGCATGCCACCAGTACGTTTAGTGGTATAAAAACCCACGTATGGCTTGTTGGTATACGGATCACGCAAAATACGGGTGCCAATACGGTCAACAATGGTGTAGCCACGTTTGAAGTTACCAAACGCAATTGCCTTAGCATCTGCCGCAATGTCTGGCATCTGTTCATTTTCTGAAATACCGTATCCCAGCAAGGTAGACGGCTGATTCAGCTCCAGTCCAGGACGCCACAGGTAGTTACCTTCGGCATCTTTCAGGATGCGAATTTTGAACAGGCTGTTGTTGTTCATCATGAACTTAGCGCCGTTACGATGTGTTTTGCGCAGGGTATAGACCAGTTTAATGATAGAATCAGCAGTCACTGCAGCAGCCGAGCCGGACAGAATATGCTGCAGCGTACCAAATGCTCGTGTCTTGTCATCATCCAGACTGGACGCATAAGCCAGGAAACCTTTCGGCTTCTTGGTGCCATTCCCGCTGGTAAATGCAATCTCTTCCTGTTCGGCAAACTCAATTGCCAGCTCGCTATTAATCCAGTCTTCAGCGTTGAAAAACACATCATCCAGCATTTTTTGCGTGGCCTGCGGGTTGCCGTAAATCTCCCCCATAAAGGGTTCGATTAGTTTGAGTTTCGATGCGTCAGTCGCAGGACGGGCGTCTGTTTCACCAACCCAACCAGAAGCAGTACCGCCAACATTCACTAACTTTTTATAATCGGAGCCGCCAATAGTGATTACAGTAGCTTCCTGACGCATCACTACCTCATCTTTAAGTAGGGTGAGGATATTGCGGTCAAGCTCTTCAGGAACGGCATAACCACCGTCTTCATCAGTTCCAATCTGCAGCGCCTTACGCTCCAGATCGCGCAGTCCGTCATCATCCCCCTTGCGCATAAATTGCATGAAGGCCGTTTTGTGTTCAGTTGCAGCTTTAGATTGCTGTTGCGGACCGCCAGGACGCTTAACCGCCGCAAGTTCTGTTTCGAGGTCTGATTTGAGGCTTTCCAGCTCGGAGAGTTTCCCGTTAAGGGTCTCAACCTGCCCTGCCAGTTTGCCTTTTTCAGACTCAAGCGCGTCAATACGCTTATCGTTTTTCGATTTGAAGTCATCGAACTTCGACTGCAGTTCCTGCGCGACCTGTTCTACATCTTTGATATCGACTGCCATAAGCATTTTCTCCTGATTAAAAATTGATGTTTTTAAGTGCATTCAGTGCAGAGTCCACGTCATCAGCGTCGCGCAGATTAAGTGTGCTATACCCCCCAGCCATGAATGCTTTGGCCTGGGTTCTTGAGAGCCCTACATCGCGCAGGACTCTTTCGATACTTTTCTGAGAAGGCATTTCGCCGCGAGCAAACGCACTTTTCACATCACTAATTCGTGCCTCATCATTCGACGGGAACGTCACAGGACTCACCTCCCAGAGGTCGATTTCTTTGAGAAGAAATACCTCTTTGGTTCGGTCGTGCTCCCAGTCCTTCAGCATATAGCCAATAGAAAGGCCGGTTAAAGAACCGGCCTTCATGTGAGCATGTGCGCGCTTTGCCAGAGGATCGTCGTCAATGAGAAGTCGCCCCTTCACATACAACCCGACATCATCCTCTTTCATATCGGTATAGATACCGATCGGCTCATCCATCCGATGCTGCCAGAGCATGGCAGGAAGAGATTTCTTCTCACGCCATGCCTCTAGAGACTTGCTGAACGCGCCGGGAACAACCACATCGTCGTAGCTATCCTTCACCCCAAACACAGAGCCATAGCCTTCAAACTCTCCGTTATCGCTGACGGATTTCAGTTTCAGCGGAATGTCCAACCGCTGTTTAGTCATCGGCATCTTGTCGTTCCTCCGTTTTGGCTTGCTTACTTCCGTCAGATGGTTTCGTTGTCATGTTCATTGGTGTTAGATAAACATCGCCACCAGGGCGGGGATTGCGATCCTCAAGTTCAAGGCAGTCATTCGGTGAATACATGCCCCAGTTGATTGCAGTCGCATAGGCATCAAACCGTGACTTCATATCGCCACGAAGTAACGCACCAACATTAAACTTCGCGTAGTACGTTCCCTGCTTTGAATCACGAATGAGTCCGACATTAATACGCTGCTCAATGCGGGTCAGGTAGGGAACCAGTGAATAGTTTATGAACCCCATCCCCAGCTCTTCGATATTGCTGAATGTTGCGCGGTCAGTGTTCTGGACCATATGCATTGGCACCCGAAACAACCGACAAATCTCCTCAAGCTGAAATTTGCGCGTTTCCAGAAACTGGCTGTCTTCGGCGCTAAGAGCCATAGATTTCCAGTCAAGGCCCATTTCAAGAATCATTGGTCGGTGAGCGTTACCCAGCCCTTGGTGCTTTTCTTCAAAATCAGCCTTCAGACGGGCATAAGCGGCATCACTTAATTCACTATCAGTACGTAGCACCCCAGATGTAACAGCACCATTGCTGAACAACCTTGCACCATGTTCCTCAGTTGCAAGACCAAGCGAGATAGCCTCTCTTGCATAGGCTATAGGGTTCAACCCCACCAACCCATCCAACGTAAGTATACGAATGTGCCAGATATCATCCTGACCCAGCACATCCGTCGAACCATCAGGAAAAGTCACCTGGTAAACAGGCTCCCAATTGCTATTAAGCTTTGGCTGAACGCATCCAGGATCAAGCGGGAGAAGTTCAACGACCTCACCTAACGCCTTAACTTTATAAGCGTAAAAATTTCCACGAAGACACAGGCAAACAACAATTAACTCCCAGAACTCCTGGGGGGTCATGTAACCGTTGGGCTTTAAAGAGACCAACTTCTGGAGGCGCTCTCCCGTGGCCTTTTCCTTACCTTTACCTGCCGTTTTAAAGATATTGCAGGGAAGCATGCCTATGGATTCAGCCAATACACGCACGCAACCAAATACCGCAGTTAGCCGCATAGCTCGCTGGCTGCTTACTCGCTTCCCTGTATAAGTGTCATATGACAGCCCGACCTCCTGCGCCAGATCGGCCGCGGTGTAAACTGGCTGACTACTTTTTGAAAACATACCGGGGAAGAACATCAGTCACCTCCCGATTGTTTCTCTGATGTGGAGGATATAAATTTTGCCACCATCCATGACCAGGCCAGACACAGTAGACCTCCGGCAATATAGCCTGCAGGGGGATAAATCATCCACGCCCCAAATGAGAGCAACAGTGCCCCCAGCACTCCGACCAATGGAGTGAGTATTGTCAGGATCATAAACGCCTCGGTTTAAAGTGAACGAATGCCGCGGGATTCGATACGATCGGAGATAGAGTCCACTTTTTCGTAAAGCATTGAACGTCCAATCGCCATAATCAGCGCAACCGCGCCGTCGATTTTGTTTTCGTTCTGCTCCTTAATGGGTTTTACAACGTCGTCATTACCCGGCAGATACTTCCCGACCACGTTGCTGATACACCAGCTCATGATCGGGTTACCGTCGTGATGAAAACGCCCAGACTCAATGGCTGCTTCCAGCTCTTTCATTGGGTCTGACATATTGGTGTAGTTCTGAACGATAGTGATCGGATTAAGACTTTCATCAGCCAGATCATGTGAAAGCCCCGTCGCGCCGAATGGGTCAATCGGTGACTCACTGACCGGGTTGAGTTTGTTTGCTGCTTTGGCCTCTTCAAGGATGTAGCGGTAATCCACTTCAGCGCCATCAGTAACTGTAAGCAGTTCCATTTCAACCCATTTCTGAAATCGCTCCGCAGTACGACGATCTTCATTCTTTTCAACGCTGAATACTGTGTCGTAGGGAACCCAGAAGCGGGGAGCAACGCTGTAGTAATGTGTCTTGCCGTCAATTTCTCTGGTGAACAACCGCGCCATACTGTTCATATCCAGCTTACGCGCCAGGTCGAAAGACAGAACACATGGCTGTCCTTCGAATTGCTCCAGCGTCAGTGTCTTATCCTCGCAGTTCTGCCAGGAAACCAGGTTGTAGAAAGCTGCACGGGCTGCAACCCAGATATTGAGGTGTTTGGTTTTAAATACGCCAGCCTGACGAGCGTTATTAATAGCTCGCTGTTGCTGGCTGAGGAGAAAATCACGATAGACCGACACGCCCATATTCGGGTTAGCCTTTTCCAGCACTTTAGGATCGGTCCAGTCATCCCCCTCGTCGACGGTGTATATCACGCCGAACAATTCCTCATTCGGTACCGTGCCGTTAAGCATCTCAATCACTTCACGCCGTTTGTCGTAGCATGGCCCCTCAATGTTGTAACCTGCCGTCGTTATCGCCCACATTAGCGGCTGTCGCCGCGCCCCCATACCAGTCAGCATTGTGGTGTAGAGCGAATCTGTTGGGTGTTCGTGATACTCGTCAACAATCGCACAGTGCGGTGAAGCGCCGTCCCCAGGGTTACCAATCAGCGGCTCAAAACGCGCGCCATCTTCTGGCCGGTTCAGGTTGGACGCATTAACTTCAATCCCGAACGCTTCCACCAGCAGCGGGGTGCGTTTACACATCAGACGAGCGGGTCTGAATACTTCCCACGCCTGTTTTTCAGTTGTGGCCCCGGAATATACTTCAGCGCCAAACTCGTTATCACAGGTAAAACAGAACAGCGCCACACCTGCCGAAATAGCTGATTTCCCATTTTTACGCGGTATCTCCGTGTAAACCTCGCGAAATCGACGAAGCTTCGACCCTTTCTGGACCCAGCCAAAAGCGCAGCACACAATAAACAGTTGCCATGCCTCCAGAGTGATCGGCATCCGCTTGAATGCCCACTCTCCTTTTGTATGTGGCAACAACTGGATAAATTTCGCGGCCTTTTCTGCCATGTCTTTATCGAAGCGGTAACGAAATTTCTTACTCTTTTCAGCCGCCATGTCATCGATATGACGCTGGCAGGCCTGAATGACAAACTGGCACGCCGGAATTTTCCCCCGCACAACGTTGCGGGCGTATTGATTCGCGGCGTTTACGTTGGGGTACGATTTCCGGCTCATGAGTTGATCATCTTCAGGAATGGGTTAGAGGTTTTCTTCTGTCCGGCAAGGCCGATCAGTCGCTGACGACTGCTGGGGTCAAGGCCAAGCATGGAGCCGGTAGAACTCATCTCCGATTCCTGCTCTTTCTTTGCGGTTAGCTCAGGGTTTTTTATCTTCCCCCCCATAGCACCAGTGATGGACAGCCCATCTCTGGCGATATTTTTAACCGCCCTGCGCCAGAACTCATATGCAACACACCAGCGCTCAAGTACGGCAAGATCGGTAACACAGAGTAGCCCCTGTCCGCATAATTCTTTCGTGGTCAGTTCCCACATAACGGCCGCCATTGGCAGACCTTCATCCTCAGAAAACCAGTCAGGTGGTGCCACGCCTTTAATCGGTGTGAATACAGGTTCCTCTTTATTCAGGGCTCGTTTGCCGGGGTTCCCTGCCAGCTCCTTGCGCGCCGTTGGCTTGGGGCGACGCCCGGAACGCCCCGCCGTTCCAGCCATAAGCGACACTCCTGGTTAAATTTCATTTTTCGCGGGTATAAAAATACGAGGAGGCGGGCAGTCCGGAAGGCGCGCGGTCACAGAGATTTGACCTCCCCCTCCCCTGGATGATGATGACACCGATTCTCACTTGAGCCGCTCACGCGCAGTCTTCGCGGCGTGACACGACCAGCACAGGCTTTCAAGGTTGCTGTCTTCATCAGTACCGCCGTGGGCCTTCGCTTTGATGTGATCCACGCAGGACGCCTGCTTCACGACTCCCTGACGAAGATGGTTCTGACACAACCCTTTGTCTCGCTTCAGTATGCGGGCTCGTATGACTTCCCACTTTGAACCATATCCGCGCTGCTGTCTGGATTGTCCCGGTTTATAGGATTTCCAGCCCTCGCCTTTGTGATTTTCACAGTAGCCAGATGGGTCTGTTGTGGTAAAACGGCAGCCGCGAACACGGCAGGCTTTTGGTGTTCGAGGTGGCATACTTTCTCCAATAAAAAACCACCAGCAGTGGCCAGTGGTTTTAGTGGGTAACTATTATAAATTAACCAGCTTTGAGCTCTTTCCTTGATATTTTAAGTACCTTTTCGAAAAGTGTCTTAGTCATTGATAATAGATGCTCTTCTGCTTCTTCCGTGTCCCAGCCCTGGTAGTGCACATCATGATCAACCTTACGCTCTTCTGTGAGGTAATCCCTTAACAAGGTTGATACTGATTCTGGTATAAGGAGCTGCCCTGCATGGCTGTACTTAGTGATTAAACTTTTTGCCTTTGAAGCAGCTAATTTCAACTCTTTTACATGAGCCCCATCAAGCACAACAAAATCAGGAAACTCTGCCGGCCCCTCTCGTTGATATAACTTTAAATCAGAGTAGTACTCCTGTAACACTTTCAATTGGTAGATTGAATCTGTGAGCTCAATGACAGCCGCAGCTCTTTTTTCCCACCATTTTTCACTATAGAACCGTTTCAATGCGAAAAATGTTGCGACCCATGCCCCAAATGCACCTGAGGATAAGGCCAACAGAAATTGCCAAACGTAGTTCATCTATACCCCCGAATTTTTTATCAGAGATATTTTGCACTATCGCAGGCACTCAGTGAATGCCTGCTGTAATACCCATAATGATGACCATTAAAAAAGCCACTCGAAAGTGGCCTTTGTGATGGCAATAAAAAACCGCCCAGAGGTGGTTTAAAAATTTCAGTTACAGATCTTCAAATTGGTTTTATTTGGCATCCATGAAGGACTGGATGGCTGATGCCAAGGTTGCGATTTCCTTAGCTGCACTTTTCAGATCGCACTCGACCTTATCACCGCGAGCCAATGCTGTCGAAGCAGAGGCTGATGCCTTTGCAATCTCTAATGCAGCATTCATCGCGAGGATACGCTTATGATTCTCGTCAGAAACGCGGCCATCTGTTGAATTGTAATAACCTTGAAGCATACAACCTCCTTTTAAAATAGAGGCTTAATCTTATCGCGATGAAAGTGGTGATAAAGAGATTTGCCTCTTGTTTTCTACCTATTTTGACAGTTCATCTGCCACGCTATGTTGTGCGCCAGAATGTCCCGCTTCGTCTGCTTATCCAGCACGGTAATATCGTGCTCAGTGAGATAAATGATGTTCACCCAGTCACAGGCCGTGTCCGTTACTTCAGGTTTTGCGGGTAAAGTTTTCGAGCAACTCACGGTCAACATCGTCATCAGGAAGATGGTTAACAGTCTGCTGTACATCCCTGGCTCCTTTTGTTGTCTCTACCCGGCGTTCGGCTACCGCTTCAGTAGCTGCTGCACGTTCTTCAGTGCGCTGCTGGTCCACTTTTGTTTCGGCGATACTGGTACCGCGAGATTTACCCAGACCAAAAGCACCGGCAATTGCTGCCAGCGCGGCAACAATCAGGCCGATAATCATTTCAAGTCCCATACTGACCTCACACCAGTGCGGCTTTAGCTTTGGCGTAACGTTCACGGCGGTCTTTAATGCCGTTCTGCCCGCCGTTAATAATCTGCGTGACGCGTTCCACATCCCCCGAATAGAGGAGACAACCACACAAAGTGAAGTACCATGCCGCCGAACGGGCCGCGTGTCGCTCTTGGGTCAACAGTTCCGGAGTGCTGACAAGGTCAAGCTTCAGTGCTGCACCACATTTGGTGTAGTTCTCACGACCCGTGATTTGCAGCAGACCGCGACCACGATATTTCCAGCCATCACCCGGGCTGTTATTTCCCATGCGGTCACCGTAAACCAGATTGGCTATTTGTGTCTGGTGAGCGACCTGCTTACCATCTACTCGCCCCAGCATTTCACACTGATACGGTGTGAGGCGTTTACCAAAGGTTTTCTTTAGCCCGTCTACCGAGTAGTTGAAGCTCTCGACCAGAGAGGTAAAACCAGCAGATTCATGCCCAACTTGCGCAATGAACATGGCCTGATCGTTAACTGCTGTGATTCCAAACTCTTTCATTGCCGCATCAATGTGCGGAAACCAGCGTGCAGAAAGCCCGGCGCTGATACCAGCCGCCTGCTGAAATTGTGATTGGTTCATTATTGCCTCAGATGATCAACCAGGCGTGCCACGTTGCCTCTGACGGCGACCAGCACTGACAGGAAAATAATGTTGGCCCCGATAGTGGCCCATGATGAGTACGGGTAAATACCGCACAGATACGCTAGCGGAACGGCGCTATAGATGACTGTAAGCAGCCACGCTAAGCGAGATATCCACGGTCGATGTCGTGAGTCGCCGCGACGGTAAAACATCAGGGTCAGCACTACCCCAGCGCAGAGCAGCGCATTGATTGTTGCCGATGGGTCATTTAGTACCACCTGAACCTCCCCGGCGCGTTATCAGCGCCACCAGCGAGCCGATATCCTGATTATTCAGGAACGTCAGGATTTTGACGGCTAAAGCAGAAACAATTACGGCGCCAATGGCATCCAGTGGTTTATCACTGTAGCCAGTCCAGTTAGCCAGCTTTGAACCAACCAACCCTGAGCAGATGATCCCTGCGATGTAGGACACGACAAAATACGCCAGCCGACGTGCTGCGCTAAGATCCGCAGCCGTTGCAATGTAAAATACAGCTCCGGCAAACGCGCCAAACACCACGCCGTAATCGGTTCCGGATAGAAATCCATAGACGCTGGCGCCCGTCAGGACACCACCAGCCAGACCAGTACCGGAAATCGGATCGGACATTTATCCCCCTCATATTGGTATGACTCCGCTCTGAATAGAGGGGATACAATGAAAAAATTGTTAGTTATAATGGTTTACTTTTAACTAATGGGATAATGATGTGGATTCGAATAACTTAACAATAGTAGCGACTCTATTTGTTGCATTAATCACGGGGCTACTTGCTTATACATCAGCATTATCATCAAAAGAAAAGGAGGTGAAGCTATCAGTTTATGAAAGACTTGGAATAGATGTACATGCAGCACTTGAGTCATTACAAAACAACACTGAATATCTAATTCAAATAATCCTTTTCTCTCCATACACTAATAGATTGGCGTTATTGGATGCTAACAAAAAAGTACCCGCATCACATGATAAGTTAAGAGAGTTGAAAGTGCGAGTTATGTTTTTTGATCGGAAATTATTCAAAAAATACAATGAAACAATAAATGCTCACGGAAACCTTACCCCAAAGTTATTTGGTCTTGGCGATGCAACTGGTACAAAACCAATAGATCCAAGAAAATCATTAACCATATATGAAAGAAAAAAATATTTATTTGAACTTAGAAAAGTTCTTTATTTAATCGAGAAAACAAAGGAACAATTGATTAATGAAACGTCCGAAAAATATAACAAAACATTAAATTCATCGAGAGCCATTAACAAACTAATTTACATAATTATTTTC